TTACACCTTCCAGACTTTGCTAATCACGGGCACATCAGCTTTATCGAGTCTAGGGAGATAGGCAATCAGTTTGTAGCCGCCAGGTCGAAAGTGGTCGAGACGAAGCTCCGCTTCTGCTTGCAATCTGGTGCCGTCCGGACCTTCGACCATGACCGCATAAACGGGATTCTTCTTGCCATGCGAGAGCGGCAAATCGGACGTCAGGGTCGAGTGGCCATTGCCTTTCGCACCGCCAAGCATCGCAGGATCTTTGGTGTAGCCGCGCGCGATTTACTGGAGACGGCCGACTCAAGCATCGGGCACAGATCACCCGATCTCCGTGACGTGAGGGCCGACTGCGACGGGAGATCATCAGAGACCGACAGTGATAGATCGCAGCGAAGCCGCGACGATCAAAGGATACTTCTACTAGTTTGACCGCACGATTGCCTAGGACTCAGTGCTCGTCGTGTCTCCATACCGCCCTATGGGGCGCTCGGCACTTGACCTTGCGGCAGCTTCCAGCATTCGAGCCGCCGGATTCGTTTCGGCCGCACCGGCCTGATAGTAGCCGATGACACTGACCACCGATCGGTGATCGGTCATTGCCATAATGGCTGGCAGGGCAATTCCTTGCCTAGCACCTTCCGTTACGAAACCCGATCGTAGGCTGTGACCGCCAAAGCTCCCCACCAATCCGGCAGCGCGGGCGCGATTCTGGATGATGGTGGCCACCGACTTGGGTGACAAGCCGGCCCCAACTTTCCCGCGTGTCAATTGGCGGAAGAGGGCACCCTCCTGCAGTCCAGCCGCTTCGATCCAGGTGCGAAGCGCTTCGGCCGGTGGACCTAACAAGGGCTTGTCCGGCGAGCCGCCTGCTTTGACGCCCTCCTGAAGCGTTTTGCCGACGTCCAGGTGGTAGAGGTAGCCGCCGTCGATCGGCGCAAGCTTGCTCAAGACGGCATGGGCCGTCTCGCTCCGACGGCGCCCACCACTGGCGAAGGCGAAGTAGAGCAGGGCACGATCACGTTTCCCAACAAGATCGTCCTCACAGGTCGCAATCATCGCCATCAATTCGGTCGCAGTGATCGCCGTCTTCTTGCTCGGCCGCTCGCCGCGCTTATGTGCGGCGCGACGGCCCTTGGCCAGCAGCTGCCGAACCTCGCTGCTTTCGCAGGGATTGGCCAGCTTGAGCAATTGATGGGCGCTGGAGAGCACCGCAACGCGGTGGACGATGGTCGACAGCTTGAGCGGTCCTTGGCGCTGCTTGAATTTGCCTTCCACCAAAAGCGCATCCAGTGTCGGCGGCAGCTCCCAGGTCAGGGCATCGCCTGAGCGCCGGGCCAGATGATCGATGATGAACTGGATCACGCAAGACGCGTCGACCGGCATGGCGATGACCGCTCCGTAGCGGCCTTGGTACCAGGCCGCCCAGTAGCGCAAGGCGGTGGCGTAACTGCGCGTGGTGTTGGCCGAGGCCGCTTCGGCGAAGACTTCGCGCACCGCGTCCGCCGAGGACTGCGAGAGCTGCGCCACAGTCGGATTGGCAGGAGCCGCGGTGGTCAGAGCTGGAAGAAGGTCGCCCATAAGTGGTTGAAAGTAGGGCTTAAAAATAGCCTGAGTTCCGATAAATATATCTTATCGGAAGTCGAATTTCATAGGGCAGGGTGATGATTTTCTAGTGTTCCGGCGCCAGTAATCGCCGCCCATTCCGGGACGTGCGTCGCACTTGCTAAGATCACGTGGACACAGTGGGTGTCAGACGCGAAGGATCGAAATGGCTGTCTATGTAGTGACCTGGAACTTGAACAAGGAAGTGGACTACAACGCCAAGAGAGCTGCGTTCATTAAACACTTGGAGCGCTATCAGAATGTAGCGGATGCGGCCTTGGAGTCGGTTCGTTGGGTTTCCGCGAACATCACAGCCCATCAGCTCTGCGCAGATCTTCAGCAAAAGCTCGACAAGAATGATCGAATCTTCGTCTCTCGTGTGCCGCCTGGTGAATACTACGGATACATCAGCAAGGCGGCTGGAGACTGGATCCTCAAGCATAGCGGCTGAGGGTTGAGTTCGATGGCGCCCTCAGCTTCGTAAAGCAAGCTCTAGATGTCTTCGTTGCTTGGGGAAATGGTACCAATGCGCTGCCTTGGTACCATCTCTAGCTCTAGATGAAGCGCCCTGATGTGCCATTGGCGTTGCTTCAAATTCGCGACCTACCATTGGTGATGCACCAAAGTCACAGCGAGTCATTGGCAGTGCACGCAGCTCAGCGCATCAGTTGCTACAAGTTGCCGCACAAGCTGCACCAAGTTCACAGCGCTCAACAAGGTCAGGGATCTGAGGGCCGGGAAGGCTCTGGCTTCTTGGGCAGCGATCTTGTCTGTAACATAATATACATACCGCCGTTGTCGGCACTGCTAACCGCCTGAATTTGGGCGGTTTTTGCGTTTGCGAGACCTGGCATCGACAGCGCTACCAGCGCGACGACCGCAGCCGCCGCGCTCATTCTGTCCAGCATGAGGCGCCAGAGGGCACGCTCAGTTGCCGACTGCGCCCGCTCTGCGTGGATTAGTGCAATCCACAGCGGTCCATCCAGCTTTCCGAGGGCGCAAAGCTGCGCAATTCGCTCGTCCGGGATCGGATTTCGGCCAGATCGCCAGGTGCTGACCACTGCTCGGGTAAGCCCCAGTCGCTGAGCTAAAGCATTGTCGGACGGGAAGTTTCCGGCTTCCCGGACCTTGTCAAGTAGATCGTTGACGCTGCTCATGTATGCGATTCCGTTGACATGCCGTTTGCGGATCACTATACATCGCCCCTGTATGCAGGTTTGCATACACCCGCCACCGGCACCCCAAGGCCGTTGGCGGGTTCCCTTGGGGAGGGGCTTGGGGGAGAGGGCAGGGCAGTGGATGCGACCGTTCTAGGCATCGTGGGGATGTGCTTGATTGCGGTGATCGTCGGGTTGGCCCGGATCACGGCTTGGTGGCTGGACCGGCGTGAGTACGCCGCAGGTCAGGGGGCACGCCAAGCCATCGCCATTGCCCAGGCACGCGGCGAGGTGCGTCATGGCTGATCGCATCCAGTGGCGAGTAGACCCGATGGTGGCGCGTGGCTTCGGTCCGCATCAGGTCATGGTCTACATCGCGTCGGTTTATGTATCGGGCCGCTGCCTCGACTCCGTTGCCTGCGCAAGTCGCCGCGAAGCTCACCAGCTTGCCAACGAAATGGCCCGCGACTGCGGCGCCGTTTTCGTGATCGACGAACACGAGGCGCGCCGATGATCTTCCTGATTCCGCTTGTTCTCGCGGCCATCTTCTGGTGGTTCAAGCACGTTCGCTCTGGCAGGGGGCCATTCGAATGAGCGGCGGAACCTGCAAATTCTGCGGGAATATCAGCGTCTACCTGTTCAAGGGTGACCTCTGCTACGAGTGCAGCGAAAGCGACGTGCGCGTGCCTGTATCGGCGACGCCGGTTGATCGCCGCTCACCCGAGCTAGCTGCATTCGACGCGGCAAACGCACGCGCCTACGGCGCCCAGCGTCGTGCCGAACTGTTCAATGAGAAGAACGCCGCGCACGGATTCTCGGCGGCGGCCGGAGGCCGTCGCCTTGGGCTTGTCCATTCTTCAACAAGTGACACGCGACGCGTGTCGCTCACTCTTGATCCGAATCACATCCGGGCCTTGCGCCTGAAAAAGTCGGTCATCACTGGAGCTAGGTTGCATGACCAAGAAGCGAAAGCAGGTTCGTTCCGTGGCGCGTGGTACATGCTCACCACGACTTACCGAAACGGAAGTGACGCTGGCCCTCGTGACATTAGCGAGACACTTAAGCGCATCCGGGGCTTCTTCAATCGAGCTGTCCGACTGCGCTACCGGGGATATCGTCCGCGTTTCCGTTATCTCTGGGTCGGTGAACTCACTAAAGCCGGTGTTCCCCACTACCACGTCTTGATCTGGATTCCGCGCGGGATATTCATCCCGAAGGCTGACAGGGCAGGGTGGTGGCCTCACGGCCATACCAAGATCGAGAAGGCCCGTAACGCGGTCGGCTATCTCGCGAAGTACGCAAGCAAGTTCGTACCCGATATGGCTGCTGCATTCCCCAAGGGATTTCGCACGCACGCCGTTGGCGGCCTGGACAATGAATCGAAGCGCGAACTGCGGTGGTGGAAGGCACCCAAAGCAGCGCGAGACATGCTCGGCGCCATGGCCGACATACGTAAGGCCCTAGGGGGCTACGTGGACAAGATCACCGGCGAATTCTGGCCCTCGCCGTGGAAGGTCGTTTCCGACAGGGGCCGGATCATCGTATGGAAATTGGAGATACCCGCATGAGCAAGATCATCGTTCGTAGCACCACCGTCACTCCGCGTGAGATCACCACCAAGAACAACACGAAGATGGTGTTTCGTGAGCAGTCCGCCGCAATCATAAAGGACGGTGAAGACTTCCCGCATCCATTCCGTCTGACGTTGGACGATCAGCAGCCGCCGTATCCGGCTGGCGAGTACCAGGTTGATGCCGCGAGCTACACCGTTGGCCGATTTGACAATCTCGAAATCGGTCGTCGTGTTGTTCTGGTTCCGATCATTCCGGCTTCGGTCGCATCCGCTGCCGCCACCAAGTAACCAATCTAGGGCGGCGTTCGTGCTTTAGCGCGGACGACGCCCTCTAGGAGTTCCTATGGAAGAGACCGTTCTTGTTCTGCACTGCAAGGCATCCGATTTCGATGCTGCAACGGGGCAATGCGCGTATCCCTTCTATGGACCAGCGCCGATCCTCTTGCCACCGATCAGCGTTGCCGATGCCCTGATTATCAGCTGCTCAATCGCGGGCATGTGGGGTGTCGGTTTCATGATTCGGCAAGCACGCCGGGTCACAGGTGGCTAACCATCCAATCCAGAGAGAAGACCATGAAGAAGAACCTGCGCAAGATCGGCCTGAAGGCAGCTGCCATCGCTTCCACCGCAATGGTGGCCGCACCGGCATTCGCTGGTGAACTGGCTACCGCTGCCACCGAAGGCATGGACAAGGGCGAGTTGACGCTGATCGGTGTTGCGGTCCTGACGCTGTGCGGTGTCGTCGCACTGATCAAGAAGGGTCAGCGCGCCTCCGGCGGCTGATTCAAGCAGTGCCACACGGGGCGGGGAAACCCGCCCTTTTTCATTTCAAGGGGAACGTCATGGCGTACGCAGGGTATTTCGTGATGATCGGTTTTTTGGGGGCGCTATGGCTCGCATTGGATGGCTAAGGATTGCCCTTCTCCTGCTCGCCTCAGCGCCTGGACTTGCACAGGCAGTGGATCAGGGGCAAGCAACGCAGATCGCGGTCAAGCAGGTGCATGAGTCGTGCAACCAATCAGCTCCGAAGGCTGGCACGCATATTCAAGGCGAGATAAAGCTCATTGTGGGGTGGGGTAGCGTCAACGCCTCGGGCAGCTGCTTCTTCGGTGATGGCCGATACCAAGGCTGGCACAGCAAAACCGTTGCATTCGACACTGAGTGCAAGAACCGGCCTGACTACAACGGCGCATTCCCCGGGGGGCAGTACAAGCCCAAGAACGGCTCGCTCTCCTGCGATCTCGGCTGTGAGGTTGTCTGGACGCATAACGCCGATGGCACTGTCAACGGCAGCACTGCGCTCAATAGATCGTGCACGGGCGATGACATGGACGACGACGACAAGTGCAAGGCCAAGCTCGGTCCGGGGGCGTTCTTCAACAAGCAAGTCGGCGTGTGCGAACTCAATGAACCTGAGTGCCCAGGTGGGAAGGCGCCAAACTCACTTGGTCAATGCGCTCCGGAGCCATGCCCTGATGGCATGGCACAGCAGCAGGACGGCACTTGCAAGAAGAAGGAAAACGAGTGTCCAGCAGGACAGGTGAGGTCGCCCGATGGGCGCTGCTTGCCCGGCGATGGTCAGTGCGCGAAGGGCGAGGTACGTGGACCAGACGGTACGTGCAAGAAGGATTCTGACGATGACGGGAAACCTGATGAGCCGGGCGAGAAGGACACCTTCTCGGGTGGCGACGACTGCAGCGTTCCACCTTCGTGCAGCGGCTCGCCTATCTTGTGTGGTCAGGCGCGCATCCAGTGGCGGATCGACTGCAACACCCGAAAGAACCGGAACATCGCGGGAGGCTCATGCGCTGCGATGCCCGTATGCACCGGCGAGAAGTGCGACGCGATGGAGTACGCAGGGCTTTTGATGCAATGGCGCACCGCATGCGCTGCAGAGAAGCTCGCAAGCCAGGGCAACAATAACGGCGGTGACGGTGCGCAGCCCGAGTGGACCAAGGTGGGCGGCATGTCCACCGATCCGGGGCTTGGGGCATCTCCTGACGACACGAAAGTTCTAACCGTCAAGAAACTCGGGGTCGAACAGTTGGATCAATCCGGCTTCGGCGGGGGTGGCAGCTGCATCGGATTCGCCGTCAGTGGCGGCAGTGGAATCGGCTCAGGCTTTGCGCAGGCGATGGCATCGCCTCCGGACTTCTTCTGCAACTACATCATTCTGATTCGCGCAGTGATCATTCTTTCGGCAACGGTCACCTGCGCCTTCATTCTTACCAGCGGAGGGAAGAACTAATGCCAATGATCATTGCTGCGCTTGTAAGCATGCTGCTGCAGGCGCTTCGCCAGTATCTACCGGGAATCATCGGGCGCGTTCTGCTTGCCTTTGGCATCGGCCTTGTTACGCACGAAGTGGCGCTCCCAGCTGTCAAGAGCTTCATTCAGAGCAAGATCTCTTCCCTTGGCCCCGTACTTGTCGCCTATTTCGATTACACCGGGTTCGGCGTCGCCGTCACGATGATTCTGTCGGCGTGGGCGGCCACTTATGCGCAAAAGGCCATGCTTGCCAAGCTGGGTTCCAACTGATGGCTCTCTACCTCGTAACTGGTCAGCCCGGCCACGGTAAAACTGCCTACGCCCTGGACAAAGCGTTCAAGTTCCAGAAGGAGGGCAGGGCGATCTACGCTCACGGAGTCAAGGACCTCGACTACGCAAAAGCGGGATGGACCTATCTCGATGACCCCACTCAGTGGGAAGCTTTGCCAGACGGGTCGGTTGTGCTGCTCGATGAGTGCTACACGATCCTGCCGAATCGCAACCCCGGTGCGAAGGTTCCGCCACACATTGAGGCGATGGCCCGGCATCGACATCGTGGCTTCGACTTCATCCTGATCGCGCAGCAGGGCTTGCAGCTAGACCCGTTCCTGCGCGGCCTCTATGAGGAGCATGTGCATGTTCGACAGACGTCGATCATGCGCAGCAAGACCAAGCTCAAGCGTTGGAATCAGTATCAGAGCAACGTACAAGCTGTTTGTGCCGACACGGTTGACTGGGTTCGACCAAAGTACGTCTTTGACTACTACACCAGCACCACGATGGTGACCACCAAGCGGCAGATGCCGATGTGGCTTCGTTACCTCATCCTTGGTGTTGTTGTCTTGGGCATCATCCTCTTTGGAATCCGGTGGTACTTCGCATCCAAAATCGCGGAATACGGAGCCGAGAGGCCTGCAGCAGCACAACCCGTAGCGCGTGCTGCCGCAACTGCCGACAGCGGAGCGGCGGCGGGTGCGGCGGCTCCGCGCGTCTACGAGACTACCGCCCAGTACGCAACCGCTCACAATCCGCGAATCGGGACCATGCCCTGGACTGCACCGATCTAG